AAATTCCAGACCTTGGTCTTATGCTTGTGGTTATCTTATCGCATAATAATTAAAAAAATTATGCTATACTAAGAAAACATTAAATATATAAATCATTATTTAACAAGACATATGAACTTTGCAGTTTACTCGAAGGACGGTTGCCCATATTGTGATAAAATTAAACAGGTAATGGACTTGACAAAACTGAGTTATGTAGTGTATAATTTAAATGAAGACTTTGACCGTGATTCATTCTATGGTGAATTTGGTCAAGGATCAACTTTCCCACAGGTGGTAGTTGATGGTAAAAAACTAGGAGGTTGTGTTGACACAATCGAATTCTTGCGAGAAAATAAAATCGCAAAATAACGACATAAATAAATCAACTGACCACATTGATCGTGGTTTTGAGTTGATACTCTCAGGAGGTAAAAAAAAGAGACCTAAATCATTTCGTCTGTTGTTAGATAAGATGATTTCTTTTTTTAACAAGGACATAAACATTCATTTAGACTTTTATGTGGATGTAAAACCAAAAAAATAATCTCAGGAGAATTATGTTAGCAGTAAGCATTGTGTTCGCAGCATTTCTGTTTATATTGTTTCTAATTGTAGGAGTAATAGGAGGATGGGTTGCAAGGGATTACATGATGAATTATCAAGAGGTTGAAAAAATTCACCCAGAGATGTATGATAGAAATGGTAATATAGTTCCTGACGAAATAGTAGCATTCCGATTTGAAAATCATGACAACAACGACGAAGATGAAGACGACTAAACCAAAAGTGGTAAAAGCAAAAACAACTGCAATACCAAATCTTCCAAAGATTCCATTTGCTTTTGAAGTTTTAGATGCAGTGTCAAAACAAAGAACAAAGGCAAAAAAGATTGAAGTGCTTCAAAGATATGCACACGATTCAATTATGGCTTTGCTAATTTGGAACTTTGATGAAAGTGCAATATCTGTTTTACCAGTTGGTGAAGTTCCTTATGGGAATACTAGAGAAGATAATAGTGTAACAGGCACATTATCAGATAAGATTAATGATGCAGTTGATAAGATGTCTGAAATGAGTTCTAATTCATTAGGTTCTCAAGACCAAGGACAAGCATCGATTCGTAAAGAATATACAAAGTTCTACAACTTTTTAAAAGGTGGTAATGACAAATTAAGTAATCTTCGTAGAGAGACAATGTTTATCAATATTCTTGAGGGTTTACATCCACTTGAAGCAGAGATACTTATACTAGTCAAAGATAAAAAACTTACTGACAAATATAAAATAACAAAAGAGATAGCAAGTGCTGCTTACCCACAAATTACTTGGGGAGGTCGTTCATGAGTGCTGTAAAGGAGGAAAAGAAAGTGGAAACTAAAGAAACTTTTTGGACACCATCAGAGAAAGAATCTTTGAAAGAACAATATGGATGTGAAATTTTAATTGAAAATGGTTCATTAGATGAAGTAATGACTACTGATGCACCATCAGATGCTTGGGTTGTAACATATGAAATTGATGGAACAGCTCATCGAGATTTAACTAGAGGTACAAGAGTTAAATTATTTGATATGTATTATGATAAGTTTAAGATGGGTATAAAAATTATTGACTATGGTAAGGGTACAATCAAACCTGCACTGTGGGGATATAATAATACAACAGCACCTAAAAAGAAAAAACGAAAGTAGTTTCAAAAATGGTCGAAAAAAAATCCCGCCAATTTTTTGCTCTGTAGGGTTTTCTGTAACATAAATTACAAAAGTACTTGACTATATAGTGTGGGTATGCTAACATACCTTTACGTTCATCCAAATGATAGAACTCACACTACTGGCATCACTCCTTACTGAACATAATGCTTCCCATTGGGAAATGTCTTGTTCGGAATGGAATCAAAACAGGATTGAGATACTTAGCGATAAGAATCTTAACTCTGATGCTCACGAGTATCTTATAGATTACTTGAGAACAAAAGTGTCAGGTGAGTGTGATGCATATATTATTGGACGCAAGTAAGCCGACTCGGAACGGGTTCGTTCATCCTTATGATTGAAACTTTAATTGCTGCATCAAGTGCTATCACTACTATAGTCACAGTATCATGTGCAGATATTAACACTCTTGTTGATCGTGCTAAAGTCTACCCTGACCTTAGTGCAGAAGATAGACAGGAAATTGTAAATTTGTACTATGATTTTGGTGAAAAGTATGGTTTAAATTGTAGGGACGCAAAAGCCGACTGAAGGAACGGGAGTAAAAACCCCTACTACTTACAGGAGAAACCAAATGGCAAAAGTCACATACCGTGGTGTCGTGTATGACACCGATAGAAATAGAGGACAGCAAACAAACAAGGTCGATCTAACTTACCGTGGTGTAAGTCAAAAGAAAGAACTTACAAGTGTTAAATGATTGAAACTCTAGAGATATTGGTAGCATCTGCTATCTTTCTCACAATCATAAACGCTGAAATTCAATTTCTATATGGAAAATAAAACGAAGGGGTTGATCCCCTTCTTTTTTATGCTATAATATATAAAACTAAACTCTATTATGGAGAAGGCAAAACTAAAAGCAATCATTCACGATTTAGAAAACGTTCTTGAGTCTCTTAAATCAGAAGTTTATGCTGATGCTAAGAGTTACTTAGATCATTCTAATTATGAAGAAATTAAAAGAGGTATACAGGACTATGACGAAGTATTCGAAGATGATGACGGCTAAATCATGACCGTCAATCTAATAAGCATCACACCTGATGCAGAGAAAACGATGGCACATATTGCCAGAGTGTCTAATCCAGACAATCAAGATAATCCAAACTATGCAGGATTGTTGAAGTATTGTATTAAACATAACCATTGGTCTGTGTTTGAGCAATCATCAATGACACTTGAGATTGAAACGACTCGTGCAATCGCAGCACAAATTCTAAGGCATCGTAGTTTTACATTCCAAGAATTTTCTCAACGATATGCAAAGAGTAACGAGTTAGGTGAAATTGAATTACCAGAGTTGCGTAGACAAGACAAAAAGAATCGTCAAAACAGCATAGATGATTTAGATGCGAAAGTTGTTGATAAATTGAATCGTCAGATGATTACTCTGTTTAGTTCTTCACAAGCATTGTATAATCAGATGATTGAGGAAGGAGTAGCAAAAGAATGTGCTAGAATGGTATTACCACTTTGTACTCCTACAAAGATCTATATGACAGGTTCTTGTCGTTCTTGGATTCATTATATTAATCTAAGATCAGCACATGGAACACAAAAAGAGCACATGGTTATCGCAGAGGCATGCCGAAAGGTGTTTACCGAACAGTTTCCCTCTGTGTCCGAAGCCCTTGAATGGGACTAAATAACTTTACAAAACTTAAAAAACTTATGCCCACATATCCAGTAATACATAAAGAGACAAGAGAGAAAAAAGAACTCTCTATGACTATGAAAGAGTACGATCAATGGAGAAAAGATAATCCAGAATGGGATAAAGATTGGCAAGCAGGCGTTGCAGCATCTCAGGAAATGTTTAAGTGGACAGGAGAGGCAGCATCCTCTGGTTGGAATGAAGTGTTGGATAGAGCATCCAAGCAACCAGGATCGAATGTTCGTAAAAATAGAGATTATTCATTCTAATGCCAGCTAAAAAAAGAAACGGAAACGGAAACTCTTCGGGGATTGGTAGCATGAGTGCCAAACAACTAAAAAGAAAGAAACCAATTAATACTGATGCAATGGTTGACATTAAACCATTGACTAAGAATCAAGAAAGATTCTTTGAAGCATATGAAAATGGTAAAAACATTTTTGCCTATGGTGCAGCAGGTACTGGTAAAACATTTGTAGCATTATATCTTGCTCTTCGAGATGTATTAAATGAGATTACTCCATATGAAAAGGTATACGTAGTTCGTTCTCTTGTATCTACAAGAGAGATTGGATTCTTACCAGGCGACCACGAGGACAAGTCATTCTTATATCAGATTCCATATAAGAATATGGTTAAGTATATGTTCGAGATGCCTTCTGATCAGGATTTTGAGATGCTTTATGGTGCACTCAAAACTCAAGAGACAGTTGGGTTCTGGTCTACTTCATTCATTCGTGGTACAACGATGGATAATTGCATTATACTAGTAGATGAAATGCAGAACTTGAATTTTCATGAATTAGATAGTATAATAACAAGAGTTGGTGAAAACACAAAGATTATTTTCTGTGGTGACGCTGCACAAACTGATCTTGTAAAGACCAACGAAAGGAACGGAATTCTAGATTTCAAAAAAATTATCCTATCTATGGTTGATGATTTTGAATCAATCGAATTTGATATTAATGATATCGTTCGTTCTGGACTTGTCCGAAATTATCTTCTTACAAAAATTGCTCTAGGTATGTAATGTTTAAACATTTAGATTATTTAAAAGGTGAAACTGACTTAGAGACAACAAGTATAGATGGAACTCGTTTTTACAAAGTTCCATCTGGGAAGTTATATCCATCTATCACATCAGTTACAAGTTTCTACAATCGTGAAATATTTTATGAATGGAGAAAAAGAGTTGGTGATGAAAAGGCAAATAAGATAACTAGAGAATCTACATTTAGAGGAACTAAGTATCACGATTTAGTTGAACACTATTTAAAAAATGAAGACATTAACAAGATAGATAA